CTGCCATCGCCTTCGCCTAAGCCTAAATAACCTAATAGTTTATTTTGAGCAGTTAAACCCGCTTCTCTAAACGGCGCGTTTAGCTCAAGATTTTTTAAATACTGTTCGCGTTGCAACGCAACTTGTTCGTTAGCAATATCACGTTGTGCTTGCGTGGCTTCGCCTGCCGCACGCGCTTGCGCGCTAGATGCTTTGCTAGACGCAATAGAGCCTATTATGGCGCTACCTGCTATTGCTGCTGCTGTAAATCCTGCCATTATATTTCTCCCTCATTAACAAGTTTAGCTATGTTTGTTGTCGCTAACTGTTTAACTCTGTTTGCGCCTAATCCACATTCAGGTACAACATAAAGTCGATCTTCTAAAACTGCTATATCTTTACAATCGTCAGGATTTGCGTAAATATCTACCCAAACTACTTCATCTTCAAATACGCGTCCTACGCGTTGTTCACCAGCACAAGCATCAAATTCACATGGCGCAGTCAATATTTTCACTTCTGTACCAATATTAACAGCAATTGTACCTTTTTCTAGCCGAACTTTGTAATCTGTTTTATGCGCTGCCCCCGTTAAAACACACCACGGCGGTACAATAATCTTTCGTTCGTAAATGCTCGGTGTAAATGTATGCTCAGTTACGATGTCTGCTTGTTCCATTTTAAGCAATTCATCTTGTAACTTGACAATCTTGTCAGGTGTTACGTCAATCTTAGCCAAACCCATATTTGCAAACATAGGTAGCGTAGGTAAAAACCCTTGGCCGTAAGTGACGGTCATTTCTATGTTCATACAATTGCCGTAATGATGCCGTTAGTGACGGTGACTGTTTTACCATCGCTTGTTGTAAAACTACCTGACACGCCATTATTGGTCAGCGTATAGATGTTAAAGAAGAATCTGTACCATTGGGTTGACAGTAAATCTGTATCAGCCAGTAGCACAGGTACTTTAGACGAAGGGATTTGGGTTATGTTTTCCATTATGATCTTGTCTGCGATAGATGTAATTCTGCGGCCATAATAGCAATCTTAACTGGATCCGTACCTGATATTTCATAAACGCGATCACGCAACTTAACGGTCATGCCCAAACGACGCCAGAATGTACGGGTACCGTAATCACCTAGCTGCCCCATTGAAGTCCAATGCTCATTAGACCATGTATGGCCTGCATCGTCAGACCAACGCAACATGACTTGAGGAATGTAGCCTGGCGCTGCCGAATGAACCGTGGTGACTAATAAATTGTAATCTAACCCAATGTAGTCGTCATCTTCAGTCACTAAAAAATCGTTAGCTTCTGTTAACAAATATCCTGTAGCGCCTGTTGCAAGGCGAAGGCCTGCTTGCGTATCAATGTACTCCGCTTCGGTATACTCAGGGTATAAGTTAAGTCCAACACCTGTCTCAGCGTCAAGCTGTAAAGTATGTTGCGCTGTACGGTTTAACGTATTTGCGTCGGTTGGCAACGCGCGCCATGATCGTAACCACTTCTGAACTCCTACGCTATCGTCATAAACATCTAAGTCCAAAGCGTAGATATTACCGTTTTGGTAGTCGCCAACAACGATTGTGTCGTTAAAATTCATCTGACAGTTAGAACGGTGGCGGGTAAACTCGCCATTAACAAACCCTGCACGTTCATGCCACAACTGCGTGGCTACGTCATACACCCATGTTTTGCCTGCCGTAGGGAAAGTTAATACATAAAAAGAATGGCCTTCTTGCTGATATGTATACGCAATAGCGTCAGCTAAAACAGCGTAGTTTTGTATGGCGTATTCAATAGCATGGGTGGAAACCCTAACAGCGTTATAACCTTGGTTACGATAAACAATACCAAAGCCCCGTGCATCAGCGCCTAACCAAAATAAACTATTATCTAGTTTAGCAACCGAATAAGTAGCTAAACAACCCACTTCGTTATACGCGCCTTGGATAGGTGACAGAGGAAAGTCTACGGCGCCTGAGTCGTACCAGACTTCAGTGGAGTTAGTACCAAACAACCAAATTTCACGATTGTTGACCGCTACGTTTAATAAATCGTCAGGAGCGCTCTCAGCACTAGCAAAGTCTAACGGATCAACGGATGTACCGTCTAATAGTGTTGTAATCCAAACAACTTGTGAGTCTGGTTGGTTAAATACAAAATAACCGTCAATGTAACCAACTGTTACAGCGCCTGCAAAATCAGGGTCAGTAATTTGTTGAAATGCCTGTGTAGACTTGTTGTAAATATACCCGTCAGGATTACACGCTAAGAACAGTTGTACGCCGTTGTCGGCAATAGATACGGGGCCAGTACCTGACACAATCCCTAAAAGTGTTACTCTGTATTGGTTATCTACGCGGTAAAACTCATTACCTGATACTACAAAAGAATCTTCATTACTTGACTGGTTTGCCCATACTGCACGGATGGGGCCATTACCAACTGTAACTAATCTTCTAAGCCCAGGCGCTCTATTTAGAAAACCCGTGTCTTTTCCCCCTTCAGGCGTTGCTTCAGGGAATAGATTAATCATGCGGTTATCCGCCGCATTGATTGATCTAGCTACATAGGCTTGACCTAGGATTGGGCTTTTCATACTTACGCAGTAGTAGCTTTAATAACCGCAAACGCAATAACAATAGCTTCTGATAACGAACCAGCTGTAATGTTACGCACGTTAATACTTGCTGATCCAGCTGCCGATTGTGCGTTTAACAAATAAGAACCTGCTGTACCAGCACTAATATGATTCAAGATTAGCACGTCGCCAGCTTCGATGACGGTATTAGTTAGCGTAAACGATACGGTTGTGTCAGCAGCTAATGCAGCGTTATTTAGCGTAATTTGACCATTTGATTTAGATAGTGTGACAGCCGTAGCTTTGCTAGTAGCTTGGGTAACTGTACCCGCAGAACCTGTGGTATAGCCTACTTTACCTGTTGCTGAAATTAAAATGTTACTTGTTGCCGTAAGCGAAGTAGCTGTAGCGTTACCTAAAACAGGCGATGTTAGCGTAGGGCTACCCGTACAATTAGTCAATATACCGCTTGAAGGAGTGCCTAGCGCAGGCGTAATTAAAATTGGGCTACCAGTACAGTTACTAATATTACCGCTTGCAGGCGTGCCTAATGCAGGTGTTATTAGCGTAGGGCTAGTTATGGTAGGGGCGTTAAATATTAACGCATTAGTTATCTGCCTAGTAACATTGTCGCTTTGAACGATAGGGAATATGTCTGTGGTCGCAGCTGCGGTTGCGACGGGTAATTCGGTAATAGCAATATCACTCATACGTTATCCTTAATAATTGCCTGCAAATATGTTATAGCGCTGACGTGTGCCAACAATGCTGTACGGCAAGGACATAATGTCATCTGGGTTGTTAATACGTTTTATGTCGCGTTTAGACGTCATTGCAATCCGTGATACTTGTGGGCTTGGCTCAACGCCAAACTCGGCTGCAATCTCACACGCTAAGTTGTATCTAAAAGCTCTTAAATAGCCTGGTGGAAATGCTATCGTTGTTGATAGCGTAGCAGGCTGAGTTAACTCCTCAACCGAAACAAAATGCCATTCCAATACTTTAGTAGGTTTAGGATAGATATACATTTCAATATCAGGGTACGTCATATTAACCCACATCACTTGCGGGTATGTGCTAGTGACTGTTTTAACGGCAATACCGTTATATTGTTGTTGATTAATCAGCTTAATACCAAACGAGATACCGTTGGCGGGATCAAGGAAGTATGTAGAATCATCTATCAGAACAGGGCGATTACCTACGAAGTCACCTGTAGGGCCTAGCGTTCTACTAAGCACATTTGGTGGCCAGCTAAATACTTGATCTTGGGTAGAAAATACAGACAGACGCTCAGTATTCCATGAGTCAATCATTTGATTTAATGCAAATAAAGCGTCTTGAGATGTGGCGGCTGAAGGTGTTTCACCTTCGGCAAGCATACCGATTAAGCGTAGTGCGCCATTAATCTGATCGTTGGCGGTATAAGTTGCCATAACTCACCCTTTATTCAATAGTTTTACGACGTCTTTTTACTTCCAACGTGTTAACTGGAGCCGCAATCACTTCTTCTTCAGATGGCGTATCGGTAGTATAACGCACCCAGCCGTTTTGTTCATCAAATTCTGCTTCTTGTTCCATCGTAGCAACTTTACTACCGTGATCAGGATGTCTTAGATATATAGTCATAGTTTATTCGGTAGGGGGCGTATTGCCCCCTAATTTTAATTAAAAATAAATTAAGCCTGTGCAACGTGAATAGTCGCAAAATTTATAGTTAATGCTTCACTTAAACTACCTGTACTTGCATTTGTAATTACAATAGTAAATGAACCCGCAGCGACCGCAGCAACAGAAAGTAAATACGTTCCTGCGGTAGCAGCACCGCTTGCTATTGCAACAACTGGTACATCATAAGCACTTATAGCACTATTAGTAACAACAAAAGCTACTTCGGCAGCCGCCGCTAATGCAGCGTTATTAGTCACAATTTGACCAACAGATGCGTTAATTGTCACGCCTGTTGATTTACTTGTAGCTTGTGTAACGCTTGACGGTGCTGTACTACTTGAGCCAGTATTGTAACCAATTTGACCTGTACCAGCCAAAGCGTAAATATTACTTGAACTTTTTAGATCTTGATCTTCAAAAGCTACGCCTATTGATTTGGTATTACCCATAATCTATTCCCCTATAAAATCCCCGCCGAAGCGGGGGATTAATATTAACCAGCTACGCGATAGAAAACATAAGTTGCATCAGCCGTTTTACGAACACGCCAATTAGCTGACGTAGCCGCAGAGACAGCTGCTGTACCTACCAAAGTACAACCTGTATTAGCCGTTACAGTAGCAGCGTTAGTTGCGCCCGTATTAATGATATAAAAATCAAAACAACTATCAACTTTCATACTTGGAAACGCTGTGTCTAAAGCTGTTCCAAGAGGAACAGTTAAAGCTACGGCGGCGCCAGTATAAGTAATAATACCTGTTGCTAGTTCGGCTGCTGTTAAAGTTGCGGCTGCTGTTTTAGCCGTTGGGGTTGGCTGCGTAACCATGTTAATTTCTGTTAAGTTACCGTCGCCTAGTTGATAACCACCTGCACCATTAGGTAATGCCATAATAATTCTCCTTAAATATTAAAAAAGCCCCCGTCTACACGGGAGCATTTAGGTTTAACCCCACAGACGGCAAGCCATTTGTGGTCGGATCACGCTGTAGCCATATAGAACGTCAATACGGCAAGGTAAACGGTCATTGTTGATGTCGTACTGACGTA